AAGAGCACCAGATACGTTTCTTCTTTGTGATTGTGATGTGCCTGCTGTACTATATTGACCACTAATCGCTTCCCACTGACCAATCTTTCTATTCTTACCATCAAACAGACGTAGCACACCAGTAGCACCATCACCGTGTCCTTGGAAATCTATACGTCCTCCTTTTGGTACAGGACTATCATCGGTACCGATACCTTTCTTCGATACAAATGGATCATCGACCATAGAAGTTTTAGGTTGTGCCATCTCAAACTGTGCCAATGCTGCCTTCGCACTCGCTGCTTTTTCTTCAGCGAACGGTATTAAAACATTCTCCCAGTGCTTCGCTTTTTCTTCGTTGGTTGAACCTAAACCATTCCAGTGTCCATTCATAATGGTCATCCCTGGAGCACCATTTGATGTCTTGAACACGCCATCAACCCCAAACCAGGCAGATCTACTTCCACCTTCACCATTTGCAATTCTTTCTCTTATTACTTTAAGTTCTGCCTTCAATCTCTTCACATCATAGTCTTCATTCTCTACCTGTGCCATTGCCTTTTGACCATCACTACCAATGACTCTGGTTAAAGTATTCCCTGTACCTTTAATAAATCCTCCAACATTATTAATTGCCCATATTGCTTTCTCAAATATCCAGACAATACTATCTAACGCTGCCTTAGCAGCAGGACCAATAACATAGTCCATCAAACCTTGGAAAGCAGCACCTGCAATAGGTGCAATAAACTCAAGCACCATATCAAGGACGTGCTTCAAAGGTTCAAACAAATTTTGTATTGCTGTTGCAACTGGTTTTACAAATGCATTAAACATTGGTAAAGCAATATTCTTAAAGTAATCTCCAAGAGGTTTCAGAACAGGTTCTATTGCCTCTCCAAGGAACGCTCCAATCTTATCTCCAAAGAACCCACCTAGAACACCACCCACAATAGGTGCGAATGGTCCTAGGACAGGTGTTAACAGTGCAGTGACCGCAACTGTACCAATAGTGGCACCGATACCTCCACCTGCTGCTACATTCATTTTGTCACCAGCAGCGAGTCTGGATCCAAATGAGAGTGCACCTGCAAATATACCTCCACCAGCACCAGATCGCATAAAGCGACCCATACCTGTCATACCTTTAAATCCTGCCCTTCCTGCAATACGACCACCGAATCTTGACTTGGATGCATTGCCACCAAATCTTCTAGCGTATCTCTTTCGTGCTGCCTTTGATGCGTTACCAGACCTGATACCTTTTGCTACTCTTTTTGGTTTTTGCTTTAAGAAATTATTTTGATTTACTTTCTTTGCGTTTTTTGTTGCCTTGGTACGATTAACTTTAAATAATTTTGATAGTTTACCAATATCTCCTGCCAACTTCCAGGGCATTAAAATCCTACTTGCTACCTTGAGCGCGGCGATGCCCCCTACAACCTTCAACGCTCTCATTAAGTAACTGTCGTTCCCATCTGGATCGAACAGTCCATCATATATCATACCGAATCCCCACGATCCAACCTTCCAGACCGTGCCCAACCACTTACCGATCCATTCGAACCCAGTCCGAATTGACTCTTTGTTTTCCTTCTTAGACAACCAGTCTAATGCAAAGAATGTACCAAGAGTTGCCGCAAATTTAATCAGTGGTTCTATTAATGGTGATAGGAACCCAAAGATACCACTCCCACCCTTTGAATATCCTCTTGATTTCGACTCTCTTTCTATCTCTTCAGTTGCTTTCTTCTCAATCTTACTCTCTCTCGCCCTGTCCTGTGCTAGAGATCTTCTCCCTTGCACAGCGTACGCTGCATCAAGTCGTGCTTGGTGTCCACTTGTGAGAATCTTACCAACATCGGTGACAGTATGTCCCAATCGGTTGACCGCTAGGGTCATTGACATTGCAGGATCCTTCTTGTCCATACCAGAGGTAGTGACAGGAATAAAGTTTCTTATTGATAACTTGGGTGCTGCTTTTGCCATTAAAGTGACTGGTGTTGTCCCGCCTGTTGGCGTTGTCTTGCCTCTTCCTCACGTAAGTAACGCATCAAGAGGTTCACATAAACATCCCTTTCCCACGGCATCATATTTTCAAGTTCTGTGAGACTGTACTTATGATGTTGCATCAAAGCAAAGTTGGTCTCATAGATGTTCATCAACGAATCGTGCGCTAGGGCTACGCGAAAAAACTTGCTAGTCCTTCGAGTACAATTGGTGATGTAACTTCAGTCTTCGGATTGAAAACCTCAATAGTATGGGAGAGTTTAGGCATAGTTTCAAAGAACTTCTGAACTAAACCGAACTGTTGTGAGTTCATATTTTCATAGAATTCAACTAGTTCTTTAGTTGTGTGATCTTTTCCTTCATATACATCCTCACCTTCAGCAATACTTTCAGTACAACTAGCAGCAAGTTTGAATAGATCGTCTACACCTGGGTTGTCAACGAGATTATTCTTCACAAACACATCCAAGGATGGATATTGCATAGTGATAGTGACATCATCGCTGACTTTAAGAATGGTGGTATGTTCCTTAGGAATTATTACCTTCACATCATCAAGGTTGACTTCAACATCAACTTGAGTCTTCTCATCATCAGGGCAAGTGATCTTAAATTCACTCACCTCACCAACAGATTTACCACGGATTCTAAGAAAGAGATATTCAATATCAAATGTAGCAAGGTCATCAAGTTTCTTGAGGTTGGTACAATTCTTGATAATCTCTTTCACCGCTTTGATCATCTCTTTATTATCCTGTGTTTCCATAGCAAGATAAAGAAGTTTCTCTTCTCTCACTAGGAATGGTCTATAGGTAACCTTTTGACCACGAGGAAGCACGCATTCATAATCTGGAATGCTCAGTTTGGGTAAAGGCATCGTGTAAAATTACAATTCAGTAAAACTATTTAGACCCCGACGTAGGTCCTGAAATCATTATCGTCGAGAACACTATCTATATTGTTTATAACCTTTTCGTTGGTCCAACCACCTGCCTTCTCTTGTTTTGTAGTAAATCTATAACGCTCAAACTTAAACTGTACATCTAATCTCATCACTTCTGAATTACTGTTACCGAAGGTCATTGTACCTAGGTTGAATGGATATGCTCCATTGAATCTCCATATACCAACTGCTTTATTTAAACGTGTTTGATATTTTTGTCCTTTCTTCACGGTCTGCACGATAAAGTTAGATCCTCTCTCCCATTTCCTTACAATAATGTCACAAATATAATCATCATAGAAACTGACTCTGTTCTCACCATCAGGTGCAATAGAATTCATCCAAGTCTCAAAGAAATTTCTATGCCACTGGTTCTTTGTCACTAAGAATGACACTGCTAGTTCATTAGGTGTCTGTCCTGTTACATATGATCTTTGAAGACCAAAGTTCTGAGTGTCTCCAGTCGTCAAGTTTCTTGAAGGGATAGTAACTTGATCAGCAAAATAATTTACAGCGTCATAATATTCTCTACCATATGCAATCGTCCCACCACCATTAAGTGCTGCAGATCCCAAGACACCAGGGAATCCAATCTCTACAGAGTAAAGATTACCACGGGAGGGTTCCCACGCTCCCTTAGAAACGAGGTCTGTGAATGATCTAAATGAATTGGGTGCTGCGTATGACATCAGAGTTTCTTTAATACTAACGACGTTGGTACGGATATGTTTCTTCCGTTGACAGTGGTTACAAATTCTTCGGAGGGAATCAAACCAATATCTGCCCACTCAGAGTTTTCAATGCTGTAATAGGGTGATAAAACATTACTTCGCAAGTATTTATGCAGAGTAACAGGAGGTGGTGACGGAGTGAACCCTGAGACCCGTGCTTGAGGTGGTAGATAGTGTACATTAGCACCCCAAAAGTGGTTCGTTGACTCACCTATGACATATACCAAAGGATATTTGTCCCAGAACTGATACTTCTCTGCATACTCTGCTGCATACTGGAAAGTACATACTCCTCCCACAGCAGGACCATCTATACCACGACCTGATAGGTAGAAGAACAATTGACTCCTCCACCAAGAAGGTGCCTGTGCTCTATTGTTTGCTAGATCTTTTAGATCTTGATAGACGCTCATACTTTGAGTTCTTTTTCTGTGAGTATAATAAATTTCATCTTACGATCTGCACAATACTCACGTGCTGCCTTCCACTTCGCCTGATTGACTCCGTACGTGGCAATCTCTGTCAATAATCTCTTAGTCTTCCTACCTTTTTTAGGTGGAAGAGTTTGTGCCTTGGGTTTTACCTCCACTATATATTTAGTAGTACCAGAGGAAGTTCTTCCTTTGATGTAGAAGTCTGGAAAATATCTGTGTATTCTATTGTCAATAGGTGAGATATATGGAATGATTATCTCCTCTGAACCCCATTCCATTACGTTTGCATTCTTATCGCACCATACCATTAATTTACGTTCCCACAAACTCCTATAAATAATATTCGTAGGGTCACCTTTGTATTTTCCTGGGTAACTAGGTCTGAACCTTCCAGAATAACTTCGCTGCATATGACTACCCCACTAGTTTACCCAAGAACATTGCCGACCGATATACTCGGGTCGCGACGTGAGATCTCTCGTGAAGATACTTTTGCGACTAAACTCGTAGATTATCTTAAAATTCAAGTGTACGATCCTCAACAGGGTGGTAATCCTTATACTTATGTAGGTAACAACGGTAAACCCGTAGCAGAACCTTTTAGAAATGCATCTGATGCAGGATTAGTTGGTAATGTATTTTTATATTTACCTAATGGTTTACAAGAAAATTATACAGCGATGTATAATGAAACCACTTTAGGTGCAGCAGGTCTTGGTGCTATGCAAGCAGCATCAAATCCGACTCAAGGAAATGCTGTTAATACTCTACAAGAAACAGCAGGATCTTTAAAACCAGAGTTTTTAATGAACTCAATATCATCTGCTATTGGTACAGTTAACTCTACTCTAGGTGCAGGTGGAGATATTGATGGCAATGCTTTGTCTGCCATTGCAACTAAGAAAATATTCAACCCATACCAAGAAGTTACATTCAAAGGTGTGGCATATAGAAACCACACATTTAACTTTAAGATTGCACCACGTAATGCTAAGGAAGCACAAGAAGCACTAGGTATATTCAAACTCCTTCGTTTTGCTATGCATCCTACGATGTCTGGTAGTAATGCTGATGCGATCAAGAAGATGTTTAAGTTAGGTCTCACCAGCACTGATCAAGAAACTAGAGATAATGCAGAAAAAGCAACAAATGCTCTTTCAACAGGGAATGGTACTGATGTAGGAACTCTGAACAACGCTAGGTTCCTAAACATTCCAAACTATTTCAGACTCGGTATTGTTCGTGTCAAAGCACAAGAGACTGAGAGTGGTGATGATCTTAGGATTACAGGCAATGGTGGTATGCTCAAGAGTATTCACTCATTCCCTTCCAAGGTTGTACTTGAGAATCTACAGTTGAATACATCACCTGATAACTTTATGAATACTTTGAGAGACATTACTGATAACACTTGGGACTATGGTCCAGTTGCATATACAATGACTCTCACCTTCAAGGAAACTCAATTCCTTACTTCAGATATGTTTGCAAGAGGAGGTTCCTAATGGCATATTTTAAATATTTACCTAACGTATATGTAAGAAACAGAACGTTCCTTAATGGTACCCATCCATATGAACTGACTGTTAATATCTTCCGTCGTATTAAGATCCGAGATCTATACAAAGGAGAACTTTTAGGGTTCACTAAGTATGCTATCAAAGATAACGAACGTCCTGATCAAATTGCAAAGAATGCATATGGTGATAGTGGATTAGACTGGATTGTTTTACTTGTGAACAACATCATCAATGTAAACACTGAATGGCCAGTGACAAGAGAGGACCTTTATAAGATATGTGTAGACAGATTCGGTACTGTAGATAGTGTACATCACTATGAAACTAAAGAGGTTAAAGGTCAGAATGGTGAAGTGATTCTACCTGAAGGTCTTCAAGTCAATGAGAATTTTCAGTACATCAAACCAGATGGTACCCTGACTCCTAAGAATGATTCTCGTAGACCTGTCAGTAACTATGAAACGATGGATGAAGAGAATGAATTCAAACGTCAGATCTATTTGCTACGTGGTGCATACGTTGATGACTTTGTGAATGAGTTCAGAAGACTCAGCAAGTATCTACCTAATGATGAAGTAGATTCTGATGGCAATAAGAAAACCCCTACCACACTGGCAGAGGAGTTCATTGGTATTACTAACTATAGAAAACCAAGTCAGAGCACAGCGTCAACTGGTTCTGCACGTGGTGGTGGATCATCTACTGCTCTCATTGCATCTGGTGGTGGGTCAGGTACTGCAGGTGTTGCAGCAGCAGTAGCAACAGAAGTAACTACTGGGACTAGCAGTACAGGTACAACAAGTAATAGCACTACATCATACAATACAGAGACAGCAAGCAGCAGTTCGTCATCATCCAGTTCCAGTTCTAGTTCTTCCTCATCTAGTTCTTCTTCATCCTCTGGATCATCTGGATCCTCAGGAGGATATTAATGCTTTGTATTGAAGGAGCACAATCTCTTAAATTAGAGTGTGCTCTTCGTGAATTAGGGTTTGTAGATATAGGTTGGAAAACTGTAGCACACGCAGGTATATTCTTTGTGCAACCAGTAGGAGTTCCTGATGTTCCAGACGGAGATCTCCTAGGATTTCTTGTGACTATTCCATACGCAGAATGGCGGCGTCCTAAACTTAAGACGACCGCCAAACTTGCTTTAGATTATGCTCTAGGTTAGAAACACCAACCGTTTTTCTTGTAGATATAACACGGTGTTCCGTGTTCGTTATGCTTATTAGGTGTGAAGTATTCACCGTGATTGTGATCACCGTGGTAGTGATGATGTCTTCGCTTGGGGACTGGTGTGTACCAACAGTTCCAAGTCTCAAACAATTTATCGTAAGTGCAATGTGAGGGTTCAACCTCAAAATTACCACTTCTCAACCTCGGTGCACGGTGGTGTGCCATCGCAGGTGTAGCGACAGACAGTAGCAGTAGTGCGATGGCAAACTTCTTCATAGGTTCCTTTACTCTTCTTCTGCTAGTTTAGCAAAGTAAGACAGAGTATCGTCCTCACCTGTGCCACTTGTTGAAGTGGATACTTGTTCAGTCCAAGATGGTCCTGCTGTAGCACTGATAGTGGGAGCAGGTCCACGTCCTTCAGACTCGTCTTCAAGAGACTCATCAACCTGCAGAGCAGCAGTCTTAGGACCAAGCACAGACTTCAAACGTGCCTCAAGTTCTTCATAAGACTTGAATTGATCTGGTGAAGTAAACGATGCAAGATCGTGTGCCTGACCATAAACCTCTTCAAGTTTATCATCATCAAAACTACCTAGAGTTTGTGGTGAAGTGAACGTTGAGTCATCATAGTTCCAGTAACCTGCAACCTGCTTGATCTTCAACTTGAAGTCAGCAC